TGATGGTGGCGGAGGTTCTTCTGAAGCAGGAAAAAGTTGTGGGTCTTTTCCAAATGGTTCTGCAGGTGGAGCAGGAACAGATGTAAGTCCAGATTTTCCAGGGGCACCTAACTCCGGAGTTTATGCAGGTGGTGGTGGAAGCGGAGCTGATGCTGGTGGAACTGGTGGAGCTGGTGGAACTGGCGGTGGTGGAGCAGGCGGAAGTAGACCTGGCCCAGGCGGCACTGGACAAGCAGGAACAGCAGGCACAACAAATACTGGCGGTGGTGGCGGTGGAGCTGGAGGTGGTCCAGCAAATCAAGCTGGTGGTTCAGGTGGCTCAGGAATAGTCATAGTAAAAGAATTAAACAAAGCAAGTGGTGTGTGGTCAATGCAAAGTCAGTTTCAAGCAAGAAAAGATGATACGTGGCCAATTAGATTATTTAATATAGATTATTTAGTAGTAGCTGGTGGTGCAGGTGGAGGAGGAGTAAGAACTGGTGGTGGCGGTGGTGCAGGAGGTTATCGTGCATCAGGTTATGGACCATCCCCTTTACAAGGATCGACGTTAGAAATAGCTGGAGGAGATTATACAATTACGGTTGGAGCTGGAGGTGCTGCTAGAACTAGTGATGAAGGTGTTGGTAATTCAGGAACAAATTCAATATTTTCAACTATAACATCAGCAGGTGGTGGAGGTGGTGGCCAAATAGGAAATGCTGCTGTTGCAGGAGGATCTGGTGGTGGAGGTGGATATTCGGGATGCACACCTAATCCAAATGGTAGTTCAGGTGGAGCCCCTGGAGCTGGTAACACACCTCCTGTTAGTCCCCCACAAGGAAATGCTGGTGGTATTGGATATAAATGTGGACCAGGTTATGGTTCTGGTGGTGGAGGTGGAGCTACAGCCACAGGTGGCCATGGTTCAAGCAGTGCCGGTGGTGCCGGTGGTGCAGGAGCCCCTAATAATATTAATAATAGTTGCACAACATATGCTGGTGGTGGAGGTGGAGGAGATTATACTCCAGGACCACAACCGTCTGGTGGAGCTGGCGGTGGTGGAGCTGGCGGTGCAAATTCAGCTGGTGGTAACGGAAGTGCTAACACAGGTGGTGGTGGCGGTGGATCAGGTAATAACCCAACTGGATCATCAAATTGTAATGCTAGTGGTGCAGGTGGATCAGGTATTGTAATTGTAAGAGCACCTAGTGATACAACTTTTGCGGTATCCCCTGGAACAAACAGCACGTCTACACACCCTGGTGGTGATAAAATAGCTACGTTTACAGTTTCAGGAACATTGACAGTTTCATAAGAAATGTTATATTAAGTTCATAAAGATATATGAACTTAACAAATTATTATTGGTATTTTCAATCAGCAGTTCCTTCTAGGATTTGTGATGAGATTGTAAAATATGGTAAATCATTATCTGATCAAATGGCTTTAACAGGTGGACTAGGAGCTGATCCAAAAAAATTAAATAAAAAACAAGTTGCAGATTTAAAACAAAAAAGAGATTCTAATATTGTTTGGATGAACGATAGATGGATATATAAAGAAATACAGCCATACGTACACCAAGCAAATACAAGTGCTGGTTGGAATTTTCAATGGGACTTTAGTGAATCTTGTCAGTTTACAAAATATGAAAAAGGCCAATATTATGATTGGCATTGTGACAGTTGGGATAGACCATATATTAGAGAAAATGCAAACGATCCCTCTCATGGTAAAATAAGAAAATTATCTGTAACGGTTACTTTGTCTGATCCTAAAGAATACAAAGGTGGTGAATTAGAATTTGATTTTAGAGACAAAGACCCTGATAAAAAACCTAGTATTAGAAAGTGCACAGAAATATTACCAAAAGGTTCTTTAGTTGTATTCCCTTCATTTGTATGGCATAGAGTTTGTCCAGTTAAAAAAGGTTCAAGATACAGTTTAGTTATTTGGAATATAGGATGGCCTTATAGATGAGTATGACCTTTCCAATGCAACTACAATTAGAGGAGTATTTTAAATGTCCTATATGGTGGGCTGATCAACCTAAGTTTGTAAATAAATTAAATAAAGCTTCTGATCCTTATATTAAAATATCTCAAAAAAATTTAAAAAAACAAATAAATGAAAGAAACAAAAAATTTGGTGATAAAGGGGATATGGGTAATGTGTTTCATTCTACAACTTTAATAGGTGATCCTAAATTTAATGATTTAATAAAATATATTGGTGCAACAGCACATAATCTATTAGGCGAAATGGGTTTTGATTTAAAAGACTACCAAGTATTTACAACAGAAATGTGGGTTCAAGAATTTGCTAAAAAAGGTGGTGGACATCATACCTTACATACACATTGGAATGGACATATATCTGGATTTTATTTTTTAAAAGCTAGTGAAAGAACATCGATGCCAGTTTTTGAAGATCCGAGAGCAGGAAATGTTATGAATTTATTACCAGAAAAAGATAAAACAAAAATAAGTCATGCAACATCACAAATACATTTTAAAGTTAAACCTGGTCGTATGATATTTTTTCCATCTTACATGCCACATTTATATAGTGTGGATATGGGATATGAACCGTTTAGATTTATACATTGGAACTGTCAAGCAATACCGAAAGGAGTATTAAATGTCGTTCAAAAAAAATAAATATAGTGTTTTAAAAAAAGCAATAAGTAAAGAAATGGCTGATTTTTGTTATGCCTATTTTTTAAATAAAAGAAAGGTTGCAAGATTTTTATTCGACCAAAGATATATATCTCCTTTTACAGAATACTTTGGAGTGTGGACAGATGAACAAGTTCCAAACACATACTCACATTATTCAGATATAGTAATGGAAACTTTATTACAAAAAGTAAAACCTATTATGGAAAAACACACAGGCTTAAAATTATCAGAAACATATTCTTACGCTAGAATATACAAACAAGGTGATATTTTAGCTAGACACAAAGATAGATTTAGTTGTGAGATATCAACAACACTTAATCTTGGTGGTGATGATTGGCCTATATATTTAGATCCAACAGGTAAAAAAGGTCAGGCTGGTATTAAAGTTAAATTAGAACCAGGTGATATGTTAATATATTCTGGTTGTGATTTAGAACATTGGAGAGAAGAATTCAAAGGTGACCATTGTGGTCAAGTATTTCTACACTACAACAAAAAAGGCTCTAAGATGGCTAAAGAAAATGAGTTTGATACAAGACCATTTATAGGGCTACCTGCATGGTTTAAAGGCTTTAAATTACCAAAATAATATAGTAGAATAATAATCTGGCGGGAGATATGCCACCACACCATCTCCTGCCTGATTATTATAGGATTATTATGCTACAAAAAATAGGTTTTCAACCAGGTATCAATAAACAAATATCCGCAACCACAGCCGAAGGCCAGTGGATAGATTGTGATAATGTTAGATTTAGATACGGCACCCCGGAAAAAATAGGTGGTTGGAGACAATTAGGAGACAGCAAATTAACTGGTGCAGGGAGAGGTCTTCATCATTTTGTAAATAGTAAAGGTAGAAAGTATGCAATCATAGGAACTAACAGAATTTTATATGCTTTTTCTGGAGGTATATACTATGACATACACCCAATTAAATCTACAACAACGCTTACCAGTGCATTTAGCACAACCAATGGATCACCAACTGTTACAATAACTTTCAGTGGTTCTCATGGTATTGGAGAACAAGATATAGTTTTATTAGATAATTTTAGTTCAATAACTGGATCTAATTTTGCAGCGACAGATTTTAATGATAAAAAATTTATGGTAACAAGTGTGCCATCTAGCACAACTATTACAATTACAATGCCATCAAATGAATCTGGATCTGGTGCAACCACATCTGGTGGCATAAGAGTACAACACTATTATCCTGTAGGACCAGCTGTGCAAGCAAAAGGTTTTGGTTGGTCTCTTGGATCTTGGGGAGGAACTACAACTGGAGTTGCAACAACAACTATAACATCTGGTATTAATAGTTCTACAACTACAGGAATTATTTTAACAGACGCTACTTTGTTTCCAACAACAGGAACTAGTTTTGTTAAAATTAACGATGAAGAAATATCCTATACAGGAATATCAGGAAGTGAGCTGACTGGTGTTACAAGAGGTGTAAGAGGCACAACAGCCGCTTCTCACAACGGTGGCGACACTGTAACAAATACAACAGATTTTGTGGCATGGGGAGAAGCAGCATCTGGTGATTTAGTATTAGAACCTGGTATGTGGTCATTAGATAATTTTGGTGATAAAGCGATTTGTTTAATTCACGACAGTGCAGTTTTTGAATGGAACTCAGCCTCTGCAACAGCAGAGTCTACTAGAGCAAATATTATATCTGGTGCACCAACTGCATCAAGACATATGTTAGTGTCTACACCGGATCGTCACTTAGTATTTTTTGGAACAGAAACAACAATAGGTAGTCCCTTAACACAAGATAATATGTTTATTAGATTTTCAGACCAAGAAGATATAAATACTTATACACCTACAGCAACAAATACAGCGGGTACACAAAGACTAGCGGATGGATCAGAAATTAGAGGAGCAATCAGAGGTAGAGATTCGATTCTTGTTTGGACCGACACGGCTTTATTTACACAACGTTTTGTTGGTCAACCATTTACCTTTGCGTTTGCACAAGTTGGAACTAACTGTGGACTAGTTGGACAAAATGCATGTGTAGAAGTTGATGGTTCTGCATATTGGATGTCAGAGAATGGTTTCTTTAGATATGCTGGTAAACTAGAGTCACTACCATGTTTAGTAGAAGATTTTGTATATGATGATATAAATTTAACATCAGGTAACCAAATGGTGTCTGCTGGTTTAAATAATCTTTTTGGTGAGATTATGTGGTTTTAA